ATTGACGCCCCATACTCTGCTAGTATGTCGGCGTAGAGGTTCGTTGCCAGACATGGTGGAGAATCTTGAGAATGAAATCATCTATCAGCACGTTGGTGCAGAATACATAGTCGAGGTGCAAGTATCATGAGCAAAGAAAACGAGAAAGCCTATCGCGTCCTTACGCCCGTTTCTTACATCAGCAAGGACGGCAAGGGCGTTTCAACTCAGGCTGGCGACATTGTGACGGATCTTCCAAGCGGTTCGGTGCCGTGGCTCCTAGAGGGCAAGCACATTGAACTCGTCAAGGGTAAGATTGAGCCGATCGTCGTCGTTGAGGGCGTAGTAGAGGACAAGGAGTAACAATGGCATACGGACATGGCTCAAAGGCGCGCGTCCACTTCAACGGCTATGACATCTCGTCGTACCTGACTTCAGTCAGCCTAAGCACGACGGTTGATACCGCAGAGACGACGACCCTTTCTGCGACTGCAAAGTCTTACATCGTCGGGCTGCGCGACAATACCATCAGCGGCGAGGGCGTCTTTGACGGCGCGGCTGGGAACGTTGATGAGATTATTCAGGCGGCACTTGGTGCAGCGACGGCAAAGCCAATCTCCTATCTTCCGCAGGGCGATACGGTAGGCAATGAAGCCCTTGTCGGAATCGTCCACAAGACCTCCTATGAAGTCCAGTCGCCAGTCGACGGCGTAACGTCGCTCTCGTTTGAGTCGCAGTCCGACTCGGGCATCTACCCAGGCGTGTCGCTTGCTGCACTTGCAGCGCGAACGACTACCGCAAACGGAACTTCTACGGACAATGGCGCCGCAACCGCAAATGGCTTTGTGGCAAACCTCCATCTTACGGCGGTGAGTGGTACTCTCCCGTCCGCAACCGTCATTGTTGAACACAGTACCGATAACAGCACGTGGGTCACGCTCGGATCGTTTACCGCTGCGACGAGCGCAAACACGGCACAATCAATCACGGGCACGGGAGCAGTTTACCGCTATGCTCGCGCGCAGTGGACTATCTCTGGGACGGGTCCGTCGCTGACATTCAGCGTCGCTCTCGCCCGCAAGTAGGAGAAAAACAATGGCTTACTCGCACGGTTCTAAGGCGGTTCTCAAGTTGAACGATGGCACGCTTCGTGACACATCGCCATTCTTGACGAGCGTCTCGTTTCCAAAGACTATTGACACGGCTGAGGTCACTACGCTTGGTGATACCGCCAAGGAATACATCGTCGGTCTCCAGGACGCTACGATTAGCGCCGAGGGCATCTACGACCCAACCCTTGACGGATACATCGCCAACATCGTGACCGCAGGCTCGGCTGCCTTTGAGTATTCCCCACAAGGGACTGCTGTCAGCAGCGTCAAGTACAGCGGAACTGCTATCTTGACTTCATACGAGATCTCCACCGCCGTTGATGGCGCTGGTACTGTTTCGCTTGAGTTGCAGGTAACGGGTGCTGTAACTAAGGGCACGAACTAATAATCACCCCACCTAGAGGAGAACGATAATGACAAAGAAGGTTCTTTCCGCAGACGAACTCTTGGGACTCACGACTCTGCCAACGGTAGAGGTTGAGATTCCTGAACTTGATGGCGTAATCAAAGTGCGCGGACTCCGCAAGGCGGAGCAGGTTTCCATTCGCAATGCAGCAATCAAGCCAAATGGCGATCTTGACGCAAGCGTCGTAGAGAAGCAGATGCTTCTTCTCGGCATCGTTGAGCCGACGTTTGCGCCTGAGGATGTAGAAAAACTTCAGCAACTGTCCGCAGGCGTCTATGACCGCATCCTCCTTGAGATTGCGGAACTGAGCGGCTCAACGGACGCGGCGGTCGCCAACGTGCAGCGCACGTTTCGCCCTGGAGCCTGAAGCCCGCTTCACGTTCGTCCTCGCGCGCGATCTCGGAAAGTCCGTTTCAGACCTACTCGCAACTATGAGCGCCTGGGAGTATAATGGCTGGGTAGCCTTGTATTCCCTGGAAGCCAAGGAACGCGAGCAAGAAGCCCAGAAGATGAGGTCTAGGAGTCGCAAGTGAACGGAACCGAAGCCGCGCGATTATTCGCAACAGTGGACGCCGATACGTCGGGGTTCACTCGTGGCATGGGCAAAGTTCAGGACAGCCTAAACCGAACTGCGGGCGCGTCGCAGTCCGCGTTCTCCAAGATGAAGGACTTCGCGGGCGGACAAATCATCGGCACTTACGCCCTAGAGGGCATGAATGCGGCGTTGTCCTTCGGCAGAGAAGCCTTGATCGGATACAACGCGCGGCTTGAGCAGGTGACGATGGGCTTTACGTCCATGTTCAAGTCGGGCGACATGGCAACCGAGTTTATCGGGCAACTGCAAGAGTTTGCGCGCAAGACTCCGTTTGAGTTCAGCCAGTTGGTTGAAACGGCGCAACGAATGATGGCAATGGGCTTCGCCGCCAAGGATGTCATCCCTGTCCTCACCGACGTCGGCGATGCAATGTCCGCAATGGGCAAGACAGGGCAAGATGTCGACCGCGTAACCTATGCGCTCTCGCAAATGATGGCAAGCGGTCGCGTAAATGCCAACGACATGCTCCAGTTGACGTCCGCAGGTATTCCTGCCTGGAAGTATCTGTCCAAGGCAATCGGCAAGTCCGTTGCCGAGACGCGCAAGTTGTCGGAGCAGGGTCTTATTCCTGCGGAAGTCGGACTCAAGGCAATCCGCGAAGGAATGAAAACAGACTTCGGCGGCATGATGCAGGCGCAGTCGCGCACATTCATCGGGGCAATGAGCAACATCAAGGACGCGTCCTTCCAACTCGTCGCAAGCGCAATGAAGCCGCTCTTCACGGAGATTAGTACCGTCGCTGTTGCCATCGCCGACCTAATGGGTTCGGACGAAGCGCGCGCGTGGTTCAAGGGGCTTACGGACCAGATTCAAGGCACCGTTGACCGTATGAAGGCGGCAGTAAAGGGCGCAGGTAAGTTCTCATGGGCACTTGATTATCTCAAGGATGCTGTCGGTGAAGTGGTTGGCATTGGGCAAGCCATGTTCAAGACGACGGAGAATCTCACGCGCTCCTTTATGCGCGGGCTTGGACCACTGGACAAGTTTGGCAAGTCGCTCGGCTCGCGGCTCATCGGCGCGCTAAAGGGCGTCCGCAAGGCAATCGAGTCGGTTAGCCGAACATTGAGCCGCACCCTTGGTCCGATCTTTGAGGCAGTCGGCAAAGTAATCAAGAACTTCGTGCGCGGCGGCGATGATCTCAATAAGAATCTGGACGAGACCGCATTCTGGGCAGAGAAAGTCACTTATGCGGTTCTTGGCTTCCTTGCCGTCAAGAAAGTTTACGCAACCTACAAAGCAACGACGGCGCTCATCAATAGCATGACGGCTTCTTATGGTCGCATGCGCGCTGCTGCAATCAAGGCGACGAGCGCGGTGGCAGACTTTGGCGCCAAGATTAGTATGCCCACAAATCTAAACTTTAGCGGCGGCGCAAAGGCAGGCACTAACTTCGTTGATGACATTCTGAGGGGCTTTACTAGCGCGGCTCCTGCTTTGGCGATTGGTATGCAAGGTCAACTTGGCGGCATTGCCGCGCGGCTCGGTCCTCTCCTTGCCAACCCATACGTTGCCGTCGGAGCCGCAATCGTTGCTGCAATCGGCTCCGTTCTTATTGCACCCGAGTTTATGGGCGAACTGCTAGGCAACATTGTCGCGGGGTTTATCAACCTTGCTGTGGCTTTGCCAGGAGCCTTTGTTGATGTTCTGGCAGGAATCGGCGGAGCATTCGCCAAGGCGTTTACCGACACGATTAGTGGTGCAATGAAGGGCATTGAAAAGATTCTCAAGGGCGACATCCTTGGAGGGCTTGGCGACCTTGTTTGGTCCATTGTCAGTTTTATTCCGCGCATCTTTGGAGGCGTGCTCTCCGCGATCTGGGAAGGAATGGTGAGCCTTTGGAACAACGTGTTTGACTTTTCGGGCGTCCTAAAGTGGGTCGGAGAGCGATTGAGTATGTTCGTCAACTCGTTCTGGACTACCCTGTCGACTAA